AAAGGAGTGTTAGATCTATGAACTCCTCTTGCAGTACCTTGGAATACAGATTTAGAATCAAATATGTAAACATTACCATCTTGAACTCCTGCTACTGTATCTCTGTATACTACAGCAAACTCTATCTGATCATACTCTGAACTTATATTTTCTACTTTTAACATAACAGATTTATTCGTAGGTGTCCCTGGAGGATCTCCGTTTATTTCTGTTTGTGTTGCTTCAGGATCTTCTTCGTACAGCCAATAATTAGATCCTTTACTTGTTACGTGTACAGGGTTTGTTAATGGTGTAAATCTTGTTTCTAATCCTTCTTTAGTTCTTAATCTATATGCATATTGATACATACCTGAGAGTAAATCTCCTGAACTATTTATAGATAATATATCTAAGTTAGATAAGCTTATTGCAGGAAGTATATTAAATTGTGATACAGGAGTAGAAGAGCTTATAGGGTTTGCTACATTAATAACACGAACTTCGTTTAAACCATCTACCCAGTAAACTCTTTGAGTTAACTCACTCTCATATCTACCTACAGCTTCTATAGGATTATCTACACTAAAGCGTAAATCTGGGTTTTGATATATTAAAGTTATTTCATTTGTATCTAAATTTATAGTGTGTATAGTACTAGTGCTTTCTGAAACTCCAAATACAATTAAAATATTTCTAATATTAGCATAGCCTATAGGAGTTACAGTTTCAGTAGAATCTATAGAGCTTTCACCTGACCCAATAACAAAATTTCTTTCTAAAGTAAACTTTTTACTATTACCTTTAACATTAACTACTACACCAGACTCTCCTCCAGAAGAACCCTCTGATATAATTCTAATATTCTCTGCATAAGTATAAGATCCTTCTTGAGGTAGTGTTGCCCCTAAGTCACTTAACATACCTTTACTAAATGTATTTATCTGCTGATCTTTCATTAGCTATTAAAATTTCTTCTTAATTCAGGTGAACCTAGTGATTTAAAAAATGTTTCATGAGCGTTTACTTTAGGAAGTAATCGCATAGTTTGATTTTTAATAGCCTCTAATTGATCGATGTTTGGCATCTTAGCTTTATTACCTGCTTGTCCTACATACCACATCCACTCTTGTTGAGAATGTTCAAACACTGCTTGTTGTAGTGTACCTCTTCTCCAAGCTATATAATCTACCTTCATTGTAAGGTACTTCTTTACAGCTAATTGATAACTTGTATCTTCAGGGATAAGAGGAAGTCCTTCTTCATCTGTAGGAATAGCTAAGTATGCCATACATACTTTACCTTCCTTAACTGATAGCGTAATATTGTTATTGTTTAAATCAAATGTAATTGGATTAAACTCAGAATCTATTATTCCTGCCATATCAAATGACATTATACCACTTTCAGTATTAGAGAGAGAATCATTTCTTTGCTCGTAACTAGAAGTACCATTATCATTAGTAACCTTAACTAGTTCTCCCCAATTTTGTTCTTGTACATGAGCAGCTAGATTTGTAAATCCTTCTATACCACAACAGTCTCCATCAAGTAAATGATGGAATGTATTTCCAGAATACTCTGCAGGCATACCATTTACAGCCACCTGTTCTAAACTATGAAAGTCACAAGGTAATTGTGCTCTATAATTTTTTATGTCTAGATTAGGATTTTCTTTATGTCCTGTTACTTTTCTTATATATTGTCTAGGATGCCCTATTAAATTAAGAGCTTCCTCTGTCCACATCATTATATCAACCCACGGAAGTTCAAACTGATAACCATTATCAGCATATACTTGCTCCATTATTGAATTTAGTGATATATATTTTCCATTTAATGCCATATTATTATCTATTAAGGTGTTGAATCTATTTCTGCACTTGTTGTTCCTAAGAATGTACCCCAATCATATTCTACTACAGTACTTACATACCAGTATGCATTAGCAGATATATCTGAAGCACATTGTATAGATATAGATACTAACTCAGAGGATTCAAAGTGTTTAGCATTATCAAATGCGAAATGAAAAGCATGACTATCATCTGCGTTTTCAATTGTTAATGTTTCTGTTTCTTCTTCCACCCAAGATGCTGTAGTAAATGCACTAACATTTACTGGTCTAGTATGTATACCTATTGTCATATCACCATCAGCGTTAGGGAAGTTTACTCTAACAGTTACAGATACAATTCTACCGTCGCAAGGCATAACAACTGCTGCCTCCTCTTGATATATAGTTGTTTGCTCTGACTGTGATTTAAAAGGTAAATAGTGTTTAGTAGTTCCTAAGTCATCAAAAAAGTTTTGGAAAAACACTTCTCTTTTTTTTCCTGTAACAAGCCCTGTAACAGTTAAATTACCTGATTGGTCTACTGTTAAAGCATCAGTAGCATTATTAGCTACCTTAACTTTAAAGTTACCCTCATCATTCCTCATTACAAGATCATCCCCTGTAGCAACCATACCTATTGCGTTTGTACCCGCAGTAGAGTTGTCTTTGACTTGAACCATGCAATCTGCGTCTGTACTTTCACAGCTTATGGCTACATTAGAACTTGCAGCATTTACTTCTATAGGAGCTCCAAAATATGAGGCTCCAGCAGCAATATAAAGAGCATAAGAATTAGTTAAAGTTTGATTAGTTGAAGCTACAGGAGCACCCTTTATATATACAGTAGCAGCAGTAGTAGTAGTTACTGAAGCATTACTAGCTAATACTCTAGGGTTCTTAATATTTACTAGTGCAAAAAGAGTTGCTGTTCCAGAAGCAGAGGTATCGTTATCTGTTATGTCTAAAGCTTCAACATGTATTGCTGCACCATTTCCAGGGGCTAGACTTCTATTGTCATCTACTATTAGTGGTTTTGCAAAAGTTTTTTGACCCAAGAATGTTTGAGTAGTAGTTAAGTTTGCTGTGTTAGAGTCTAGGTATGCCAAAGCAATAGCAGTGCCCTGCCAAGTACCAGAACTTATTGTCCCAACTCCAGTTATATTAGATTGATTAGCAACTTGAATTAAACCACTACTATTAATAGCTGATGTTGAGCCTGTAGTAAGTCCACCATCTATTTGTAGATTACCTGACTCATCAAGGTTTGCTATTTCAGTGGTATAATTATTAAAAGAAAAAGACTGCCCTGTCTCATCATTATCATTATCTAATCTAAATGACATATTACCATCTGATATAAACAGCATGTCTAAATCTGTAGGGGAATTTATAGAAGCTACTTTGAATATATCTCCCCCACTTACTGTAAGATCTCCAGTAATTACTAAATTACCTGTACTACTCATTTGAGCAAGAGTGAGTGTAGCGTTTGCGCTAGACCCACTAGAGCCTGCGGTAGTGCTTTTAAATATAATTTCCCCTCCTTCAGCATTTCCAGTACTGTCTCCTGCTCTAAGTACTAAATCTCCCCCTGTTTTATTTGTTCCTGCACCATCGCCAGAGATAATAGTAAGATCTCCACCATTAGCATCCGTGCTTGGAGTTTTAATTACAGTAGTATTTGTATCGTCTGCGTCACCAAGAATTATATTTTTAGTTGTGAAAGCTCCTGCTTCAGTTAAAGATGCTATTTCTGTAGAAGAATTATTTTGCCAAGTAAAACTTTGGCCTAGTTCATCTGCATCTCCATCTATTCTAAATGTCATGTTACCTTCAGATACTAAAACTGCATCTGCACCTCTTTTAAAAGAATATGTAGTAGGATCTCCTTCTGTAATACGAAATAAATAAACAGAGGGACTATTAGAATTAATAGAAAATACGGAGTCTGAGTGAGCCCCTTCAGAATCTAAAGTAATATTAAAATCATCATTATCTGTTGTAATATGTTCTCCTGTAAATTTAATACTATCTACAGTTAGATTATCCATAGTAAAATCAGTGGAGGCTCCTATTATATCAGATAAAACTTCACTACCTGTTCTATATTTAACTATATTACTAGAATCTATTGTAAGATACTTATTAGGATCTGTAGTATCATTTTGAAGCCCCTCAATCTTTAAAGGATCTTTAGAATCCTTTATGTGAAGTTTATGGGTAGGAACTTTTACTCCGATACCCACTCTAAATAGAGTAAACATATCGGAGGACTTAAGCTTAACTTGCTTCCAGAATGATATTATTTTATTTTTTATTACCATTAATATCCTCCGCCGCTAGAGTTTGAACTAGAAGAGCTTGAACTAGAAGGAGTTCTATTTGAACTAGAAGGAGTTCTATTATTTCTTACACTACTATATAAGCTATTG